TACAGCGCCGCTCGACGTCATCTATTGTTTCGTCCGCAGGTATCACCCCGGCGACACGACGGCGATTGTGGAGTACGTCGGCGAGATAAGCGGCGTCGGGCAAACCACGCCGTATATGTCGAAGATCTCGATCGTCTCAATCGGCGGATCGCTGCGGCGTGAAGGCGTGCGGATCGCGTGGGAACGCACATGCCCGTGGTCTCTGTACTCGCCGCGCTGCGGCGTCCCGAAAGAAAACTATGCGGTCGCGGGCGTTGTCGGCGGCGTTTCGGGAAACATCCTTACGGTTTACGCGGCCGGCCCGTATCCTACGCTGTGGTTTGCCGGCGGGTATTTCACCTGGCCGAGCGACACCGCTCATCCGGACCAGATCGAGTATCGGGGTATCGAGGCGAGCGCAGGACAGGCGGTCACGGTGTTCGGGCAAGCCGACGGCCTGACAGTCGGCCAGAGGATAACCATGTATCCGGGTTGCGCTCGGACGACGGACGTCTGCATATCGAAATTCAACAACTTGCCGAACTACGGCGGTTACGCCATGATGCCGGGCAAAAGTCCGTTCGACGGCTCGAACCCGTATTAAGGTGCCGCCATGAATTTTATCGTCGGCCTTGTCCTCCTGGCGGCCTCGTATCTTATCGAATCGCTCACCGTCAAAAAGCCAACAGCACCCAAGCCGGCTGCGCTGCAGGATTTCCAATTCCCGCAGGCCGACGAGGGGACGCCGCGAGCCGTCATTTTTGGTGACTCATGGATGCCGGACTGGACAGTTCTGTGGTATGGAAACTTGCGGAACAAAGCGATTAAGGTGAAGGGAAGCAAGAAGTGACTCGAGTCTATCTACGCCATCTTCGCTCTCAGGAATGGTGCCTTCGCGGGTGCCGGGACTGGTGGAAAGTTCACGGCTTCGACTGGTCGGACTTCCTCACGAACGGGATCGAGGCGGATAAGTTGCGCGGCACCGGAGACGCCTATGGCGTGAAGGCGGCGGACATCGCCGAGCAAGAGGCGGGCATTCGTGGGTAAAGGATCAGGATCTTCGACGACAACCGGCTATCGGTATTACATGTCGATTTTAATGGGCCTAGCGGACAGTCTGGACGATATCGTTCAGATTAAAGTCGGGAGCATGGTAGCCTGGTCCGGCCCGTTATCGAACGACGGCGCGGCGGTGGCTGTCCAGTTGACGCAAGGGTCCTTGTTTGGCGGGGACAAGGGCGAAGGTGGCGTCGTCGGGTATTTCGACTTCTATGATGGCAAGCCCGAGCAGCTTATCCGGCAGGTCGTCAAGGACACAATCATGAACGGCAACGAAGTCGCGGTCGCTACTGCCGACGGCTCTGCGCTGATCGCCTTCCCGCCGGTAGACAAGAACGCCGACAGCTCGGTCAACGCGGGCGCACCGACAACCGGCAATCCGAACATTCCGATCACATACGTCAAGCAGACCGTGGCGGTTTCAGAGTTTCGATACGCCGCCACGCTTTGGTTCGACGGACAAATCTGCTCAAACAACCCGTACCCGAAAGAGTGGAAGGTACGCGGCCGGCGCACGAACGGCGGGTGGGACGGCGACGTCTGGTACCCGGCTAAAGTCCAAATCCCGTTGCAGGACACCGAAGCGCTTGCGGAAGCGTCCACCGATGCGGGGGCCGGCACTGCTACGCAGGCCGCGTCCACCAACTCTAGCCCCATGTCAACCGCGCTGCTGCTGCCGGATCAGGGCCGCATTCGGGCGATGAACCCGGCACATATCATTTATGAATGCCTGACGAACCGGAATTGGGGCCGTGGTTTATCGCGGGCGCTGATCGACGAACCGAGCTTCACCTCGGCGGCCAACTGGCTTTATTCCGAGGGCTTTGGGTTATGCCTCAAATGGTCGAAGTCCGACGATTTAAGTTCGTTCATCCAAGGCGTTATCGACACGATCGGCGCGTCGCTCTACACGGACCGCTCGTCGGGGCTTATGGTTCTCAAGCTGATCCGCAACGACTATTCCGTGTCAGACCTGACAACGTTCGACTACAACTCGGGCCTGATCGAGATTGATGACGCCGACACCACGGCGGCGACGGCGCTCACCAACGAAGTTATTGTCGTGTGGCATTCGCCGATCTCGGATACAGATCGCAAAGTACGCGCGCAGAACCTCGCCTCGATCCAGGCGTTAAATTGCACCAACTCTTCGACCAAGACATATGCAGGCATCCCGATCGCCGGGCTGGCGCAGCGCGTGGCGCAACGCGATCTACAAGCTTCGGCTTACGGCATCCGGTCTTTCAACCTCAAGTTTGATCGACGCGGCTTTAAGATCATGCCCGGCACGGTCTTCATCATCAACGCCCCGGATCGGAATATTGGCAACATAATCCTGCGCTGTGTTGCCTTCAACGACGGGACTTTGGACGACGGCGTCATCTCGCTCACGGCCAGCCAGGACGTGTTTGGCTTGCCATCGACCACGTATACCAGCGTGCAGCAAAGCCAGTACAATCCGACGAACAAGAACCCGCAGCCCGTCACCTATGCGCGCCTCGTCGAAGCAACTTACCGCGATGTCCTGACGAACATCGGAGCCGACAACACGGCCGCTTTGGACGCGACGCAAACGATGATCGCAAACCTTGCGCTCGCGCCTACCGTCCTCTCGACGTCCTATGAAATGTTCACGCAAGCGACCGGGGAAACCTCGCCCTTCGATGGCGGCATTGTCGGGTTTACGATCTTCGCGCAGCTCGGCCAAGCCCTCGGCCGGTATGACACGCAAATGTATATGACGAGCGTCCAAGACGTGACGGACTTTGTTTTCCCGTTCTGCGCGCTCGTCGATGACGAATTCATCCGTGTTGACGATTACAACACCGTGACTGGCCTCTGCAACATCGCCCGAGGCTGTGTGGACTCAATCCCCGCCGAGCATGCGGCCGGGGCCGTCGTTTGGGACTATGACACTGCCGCCACGGACGGCCGCGAGTACGTTGTCGGTGAAGTCGTCACCGTTCAAGAGCAGACGATCACTTCTGCTGGCTACCTCGACCTGTCCTATGCTTCATCGCACCAGATCGGAACCGTGGGGCGTCAAAATCGGCCTTACCCACCGGGGAACGTCAAGATCAACGGTGGATATGCTACCGACACGACGACGATATCCGCACACGATCTTGTGATCTCATGGGCTGTTCGTAACCGATTGTTCATTCAGGACAAGCTCTATGGGTCCGATTTGGCAACGCAGACGCCAGAAGCGGGGCAGACAACAACGGTTCGCATTCGCAGCATGAAGACCGGGTTTGTCCTCGACGAGATCGGCGGCATCACCGGAACTACCCTCACGTATGCGCAAGCGCGGGCGATTGGCGCGGGGGCCGTCGGCAGCGTGCAAATCGAAGTATATTCCGTTCGTGACGGGCAGACTTCTATTTTCGCAAACATATGTCCGATGAATTATTATCCTGGCTCGACGGCTCCGGGTGTTGACGTCGGTCGAGGGGCTGGCGGTTTCGGCTTGCAGTCTGTCCTTACTGGCTTCACCGGAGTGTCGAGTGAGACGATTGCTGGCTTCCGGCTTATGCCGGCGGCAACTGCGGAGTCCATCGCTACTGCGTCCATGTCTTCTGGCTTCGGCCTAAAGGATGCAGGACAGGGGCCGGCCGCGCCCGGCGGGTACGCCACCTTAGGGATTTTCAGCCTGGCTACGGCGACAGTCGCGTCCGTCGGCTCAATGGCCTCCGGACTGGCCCTGTCGGCGGCTCAGGAAAGCAGCACTGCAACGGGCGTCATGACTGGCGGCTTCGGGATCTCGGCCGTCGAGGGTGCCGCTGGCGGGCTCGCTGCCGGCCAACTGGCGGGCTTCCAACTGTCCTCAACGGCGACGGGGAGTATCATTGCGGTCGCAGTGGGCTTCACTGCATTCCAGCTTACCAGCTCGGATACGGCGCAGGCAGCGGCCCAATCCACGATGAACAGCGTCTTTGCTTTTTCTTCCGTGGAAAGCAGCTAAGATTTTACACTCGGCTGACTGGCGCGAGACGTGGTTTTTAGGTAGTTTGCAGCCATCAACCCCGGAGAACCCGCCATGTCTGTCCAATATACCGTCAAGAACGCAACGCTCACTGCTGCCGGATTGCATGCCGCAGCGGCCGCCGGCCACACGTCCGAGCGAGGTATCAAAACCGTCTTGAAAGTCGAAACCAACGGCAAGAGCACCGACGTTCACGGCCGGCTATCCATGCTGTTCGAGCCCCATATT